CTATGGGTGAGTGGATTAAGTGTAGTGAGCAGATACCACCAAAAATGACAGGCGTTATTGTAGCAACGGAGTTCGGGCATAAAGGTGATTGGCGAATGAAGTGGGCTACTTATATTCCGGGACATCCTGACGCTGGCGATGGGGGGCTAATTCCCGGCGCTTCGTGGAAGCCATCACACTGGATGCCATTACCAGAGCCACCGTCGCTGGTGTAACAGGTCAATAGTTTACTATTTGGCTTTGTGACTTACGCTGCTACACAGCAGCGTATCATTTTTCTCATTTTTGTTCTATTTCACTAAACGCAACAATCGAAGCGACTATTGCAGGAGATGCAACAATGCAAACACCAATAAAATTTACTTGCACACTAAGATAGAATAGGCTACTATTCATTTACACAAACGAGGGGAGAGACAGAGATGAAATACGAAATTTTAGACGTATTTGGATTAGCAAAGAATTATGCGACACTCGGCTGGGTTATTGTTTGTGATGGGGACACAAAACGCGCCCACACTGAGGGTATTGAGGATCCAGAAGATGAGTAACAAAAACGAAGTATTTGAGTACCTGATTGACCAGTTACGGCGGCAGGTAAATAGCAACCAGTGCGAAGACCTGGCGCAGGAGGTGCAGTCACTTAAGAATCAGTTACGTGATGCTTCGTCGCAGATTAAGGAATTGAATAGGGAATTATCGGTTCTCGCTAACGCATTCCCGCACGAGCCTGAGCAATCAGGTTGCCGTAAGGAGGATGCACAGGGGTGTGCGCACAATTGGATTATCGCTCCCGGATTGTTTATTGCTGAAGGCCACAAGGATAACGTGCCTGGTAGTCGGTTTTGCTGTGAATGCGGTGCGCGTGAGTGGGACGTTCAGAAATGACCAGCATCTTATTTATCTGGGTATTGTCCGCAGGCCAGATGCAACTAGCGGCATCAGAAACGTTTTACTCGATGGAGGCGTGCCAGTCAGCGGCACGCGCCGCGGAGAACGCACACTTCCTGTTTCAGGGTGACAAGCCCAACGATTCGGAGGTACGCGCTATCTGCTCACCTAAGCGACTTGGTAAACAGGAGAAGTGATTATGGTACAGAGATACTTATTCCAGGGTGGTTTTGTAACCCCGTGTGATGAAGGACACTGGGTCTTATATAACGATTATGTGAAACTAGAAGCCGAGTTACAGAAATACAAAGACCAGTTCCCGGATTACGTCGAGTGCGCGAACTGCGGATCAATTACACATGTGGAAGGGGTGGAGTGATGTCTCTTGCAACTGACATCCTGGAACGAAGCGGCCTTGCGCCGCTGTCACCGAGAGCTAAAACACAGATATACAAGCGTCGCCGTAATGCGCTGTACCCTGAGATTCAGGCCAGGCGCAAAGCTGTCCGCGCCTGCGGATTCCAGAACGGTAAGGCCGTGAATCTCGGTGAGTTCAAAACACAGGAACGTGCGGCTATAGCTAATCGGCTATTTAATTACTGGAAATCGCTGGGATACGATGATATTCCAACGAAACCGCAGAGACGACAATACATCTGGCGTCATAAATAAACCGTTATTAAGATAATTCCTAACCGTGCTATCCTCCAGTTACTGCATACTTAATACGCACCTGGAGGATTCATCTTGGATAAATTTACTGAAACAGTGACAGGCTGGCTTCTCGCCGCCGCGCTAGCCGGAGGGGTTATCGGACTACGACAACATAAGTCTGTTATTTCCGGCCCTATCGACGGATTCTGCTTTATCGCAACTGGCTTCACCTGCGCCGTATTTGGTGCACCTCTCGCAGCTCAATGGTTTGGCATCACGGGCGACCGTGAAATCGCTGGCCTGGGCTTTATCATCGCTGTTCTCTGGATGCCTATCTATTCCCGTCTCTCCAGTATCGTTGCCGGAGAATACATCGCACGTCGAGGAGGCACAGATGAATGAGTTATTCTGGTTCGGCGGTATGCTGGCCATCGGGGGCACATCGCTATTTAATGTATATCACCCCAGCGTTGACGACGGGTTATTCGGTCGTGTGCTCTATATCCTGACCGCTATCGTCTGCGCTGCCGGATGTATCCACCTGTTACAGGGCAGCATGTCATCGACGCTGCCTGAAACATTAATCACATTAGTTGCGCTGCGTCAGATTCGTCAGGCGTGGCTGTCATACGGAGGACATAAGCGTGTCTCGAAATATTTCAGATAATGGGTTGCATTTCACCGCTGCATTTGAGGGATTCCGTGGAACTGCGTATCGTGCTACACCGAGCGAGAAGTACCTGACTATTGGGTACGGTCATTACGGGCCGGACGTGACTCCAGGCAAGACCATCACCCAAGGACAAGGCCTCCTGTTACTGAACCGTGATATGGCTAAGGCCGTAGCTGCGGTTGATGCGGCAGCACACCATTCATTGACACAGGCGCAGTTCGACGCCGTGTGCGACCTGGTCTATAACGCAGGTGCGGGTGTTATCGCGGCTACTACCGGCACCGGTAAGGCACTGCGCTCCGGTGATACCGCGACGTTACGGACCAAGCTGTCGCTGTTCATTAACCAGAACGGTAAACCATTACTTGGTCTGCGTCGCCGTACCGCTGGTCGCCTGGCACTGTTTGGCGGTAAACCGTGGCAAGAGGCGGAGGCTATTGGGCGCGCGGTGAAAGGTTGACACCTAAGACCAATCTGACGATACTTAAATCACCTCCTGTTCCATCCCTCTACTCTCCAGTTTTATCCCGGCCCTGACCCAGCCGGGATTTTTTTTATCTATTTTCTGTAATGACTAGTTGACTATTACTCTTACACCAATTATATTTACTTCATCGATAACGAGAACGGAGTAGAGAAGATGAGTAACTTCCATAACGAACATGTGATGCAGTTCTACCGCAATAATCTGAAAACTAAAGGAGTGTTTGGAAAATGAAAATCACAGATATCGAGGCATTCGAAGACGCACAACTGATGGCACGTATTGCCGTTAGTAACCTGGGTGGAAACATTCCTGCGGAGTGGTTCTGGTCCGCAGCGATGAAGGCGCTTAAAGCAGCTTATGCAGGAGAGAAGAAATGAGCGAACAAGGCCCAGCAAGCCAGCCATTACGTGTAGGCCTTAAAGTCAACCACACCCCGTTCCCGACACGCGAGGAACTAATGAAACGTAACAGTTTCCCGGGGCCGGACAAGAACAAGTATCTCAATCGCATGTGGGGAGAGCGTAAAGAATGACTGACCGTGAATACGAAAAGATGATGGTAGAGGCCGTTAACGGCGGCGTAGACATCGGTAACGTGATGCACGTCCTGAATACTAAAATCGCGGTAGCTGAACAAATGGTGGAGTCGCTTTACGAGACACGCCGTGAACTTATCAACCGCTTCAACCTGAACAAAGTCCCGGGCGATGGATATGAAAGCGCCTGAACCAGTAGTTATCGATGGCGTCCTGTGGAAACCCTACTCGGTTAACCACATCGACGCCGACGGAAAGAGGTTCAGCTTCTACATTTTTGCAATTAGCCGTGAGCACGCCGCCTGTGTGGTCGACGATATACGAGAAACGGCGTGGCTTGGTGACGAGATAGTGGGGTGAGAGTATGGCACGTACTGTTTCCGCGAGATTCACTGATATTGAATCCGCTATAGAAGAAGCCGTTTATTGTAGATTTTGCAACCCCTCCGCGGTACATAACTACGGAGTTATTGTTAAATATGGCAAGTTTGAGGTTAGAAGGGTGCGCGCCGACCGTCCATACGAGTTTTTATGGACAACAGAAAGCCTCATCCCGCGGTGCCACATTTACACAAGCGGTGTACATACTATTTTTGTAGACCTTAACAAGAAAGATATTACCGTCACTAAAGGAGAGACAAATTGATTACCAGCATCCCTAAACTGATTGAAAAGTACGGAAATATGTCGGAGACTTGCCGACAAACCGGTATCTGCGAGATGACGATTGCGAAGTACAGCAAAGACGTTGATTGCGAGCGCCACGTAATTTATAACAACCGTCTGATGACGCACGTTAAGACAAGCCCGGTGTTATTCACGCGCCGGGGTATCACTAAAACTGAGCAACGCATTGCTAAAGAGGAGAGCAGGGAATGATTGAGTTTTTGAAGGCACTTGATGCCGCGGGCAACCTGGTATTTTGGCTGGCCTTTTTCGTTGTGCTGATAAAACAACCGACTTTGTTTAACAGTCTTCCTGGCCATCTGTGGTGGCCTATGTTTTTAGGCATGGGGGTAACAGGAGTGGCAGGCGTCCTGTTGTGGTTTTTCAAATGAGACTACTAATCATACCAAACGCCTGGGCTATTGCCGTAGCTAACGACCACTACGGCGGCGATGGTAAAAGAGCACCTCGACACGGCCTATATAATTGATTGGAGAGCGAGAGATGAAAGATATGGAACCCTTCAAGTGGAACCGCTCCGGAATACCACAACACGGCGAATACCCGGAACCGTATAA